TATTCTTTTATAATTAATTCCATTAACCAGTCTTCGTATTCAGTTGCCTTTCTACCTTTAATATACTTTAGATAATATTTTTTAGGTGGAATCATATCAATAAAAAAACGATAGAAATATTCATTTGGTAGTGATTGAATATATGGTTGCACATCTGCCATCCACTCTATCCAATCAGGATTCATAGATAGATACCTTTGTATAATAAAGTTACCAAATGTCTTTTTATCATCATCTGATATTTTATCCCAATACTCCGGATCTTGATATTCCGTTACAGCTGAGATATGGTCAAATAATCCCAATCTCTTTGCTGTAACTTCATTTGTTTCTTTTTTAATCTTGGCCATTATCTGGTCTTAATGATTTTGGTAATAACTGGTCAAATACTTCACCACAATCAATACACAAATAAACCTCTACCGGAATAGTTTGTGATTGTCCACTTGTACTTGCTAATGCACTTTCTTGTCTAAAATGAATAGCAGGTGAGAAAAATTGTCCACCACACTTACATTCTAATGCCGTTGTTTTACTTAAATCAGGTTGTGCTGCTGATTGTTGTCCTAAGTTTGATAAATCCATTGGTTGCATATCTTATATTTTTATCTGATTACCATTAGTAAATCCATCTCTCTACACAAAAGATAATCATTGTTTTCTAATTTAATTCTTTGTAAACTCATTTCTCCGGTAGGTAGTAATACATTATCACCTGGTTTAATTGTCATTGGAACTTTAACTCCACTATGGGTATACACACCGTCACCAACTGCTACGACCCTTCCAATCTTATTATCACCTACTCTTACCGAATCAGGAATGATAATACCACCCACTGTCTTTTCTTTCGTTTCAATTTCAATTAGAACTCTATCACCTAATGGTTTTGCTAATTTAAATTCCTCTTTCTTTGCCATATTTTATTTATTTAATAATGTTTATAATTGCTATAATTGTTGCCATAAAACAGATTTCTTTATCGATAACCAATGCATCTCTAAACTGTCCTTGTGATAATTCTAAGATTACATTTGCCGTATTTCCTGCTGCGTAATCATCTAATCTTTCGTATAAGGTTGAATATAGTTCTGCGAAATCATTTACTTTATTATCACCCACTAATTGTCTGATTTGAATATATGCATTTCTCTTTTCCTCACCACCTGCTAATATATCTACAATTTTATTTTTGAAATCAGCCTGTAAAATAGTTTGTCTATCAATTTTTAATTCACCTTTAGATGATTGTAATTGACAGGTATTCATAACCCTTCTTATATCTGGATAAAAATTTGTAATGATATCTGCTAAATCCTTTATATCAAATTTAATAGCTTCTTTATTTAAGATATCCGAAACATGCACTGCCACTTCTTTCTTTGATGGAGGATTTACTGCAAAAGTTTGACAACGCGATAAAATTGGTTCAATAATTTTTTCATGATAATTACACGTTAAGATAAATCTAGTATGTCTACTAAATGTTTCCATTAAGTTTCTAAGAATAGCCTGTGCGTTTGGTGTCATATAATCAAACTCATCTAATATGATAATCTTAAATCCTTTAAAACTTGCACCACTTGCAAAGTTTTTTACTTTATTACGAACTGTCTCTACATTGTTTTCATCTGATGCGTTAATTACCATATAATCACATTCAATTGTGTTTGCGATAATTTTAGCCAATGTTGTTTTGCCTGTCCCAGCTTTACCATATAATAGTAAGTGTGGAACATCATTATTATCTAAGTAACTTTGAACTTTTTCCTTAAGAAGTTCGTTACCAATATAATCTTTTAATGTTTGTGGTCTGTATTTTTCTACCCACAAACTATTTTCTTTTTTTGTTGCTTTGTCTTGTTCAAAGAAGCTCATTATATAAAATTTAAAGTGTAATCATCTATTATATTATCTAAGATAGTGTTTTCTTCGATATATTCCAAACATTTTTGTCTATTTGTTTCGGCTGCTATAGCACATTCATTTAAGATTATCTCATATTCATTTTGTTCCATTTCTGAAATACGGATTATATTCTTAGTTAAATTTTTAACTATAAAATCTGGATTTTCCCAAATTTCATCATAATCTATTTTTAATTCAGTTTCATATGTTTCAAGTCCAAAGTGTTTTAAAAAATCATATGCTACTTTACTACAAATTATGAATGGTTTACCAATTAATAAATTATCAATTGTTTTCTCAGTAATGTTACACCATTCTTTTTCATTTGGTATATATAATCCATTTTGATTGGATTCAAACATAATTTGTATATCCGATGAAAGTGTAACATCAATTAATTTCATTGCCCCAATATGTTCCTGTTGTCCAGCTACTAATGTAGTAGTTGGCACTAAACTTTGTTTTAATCTATCTAATAACTTAAATTCATTTTTGTATTGATCTAATTTATTTGCGTTATTATGTTTTGTTGCAAATTCATATAATTGCTCCATCCTATTTACATAGTAATCATTTACTCTAAGATTAATATTATCCTTTTGATAATTTTGTAAAACTTTTAATAACTCAACCCTTTCATCTTTTTGAGGAAAATTTCTAACTGATAAATCTAATCTATATGATTTTTTAGTATTCTTAAAAATATCATTACATTGATAATGTTGTAATACAATTCTGTTTGCTATGAATTTTCTTAATATAAATCCAAAATCAAAAAGTTTATTAGGTTCACCGATTATTAGTGTAGTGTAAAAAATACAATTAGGGTTATTTTTAATATAACCTATATTATCAAAAATATTATATGGTTCTAAATTTGCAGTATCAAATATGTAGTATTTATTATTTGGATATTTTTTAATAGCTTCTGCAATATTAGATTGATATCCCATCAAATTGGTAGGAATAATATGATATCCTGGTTCTTCTACTAATTCAAATTCTCTATCATAAATAAAAGCACTCTCTACAAAAAAATCACGTTGTTCCGTATGTAAAGTTTTTCTTAGCTCATCTCCAATTTCATGTGATGGTTCTAATACTAAAAATCTATGATATAAATCCCACCATTTTGTATTATAAAATAATGCTCTATTAGTTGAACTATCAAATGGTCCATGTAAATAAATCATACTACTTGCCTGTTGAACCAAAGGCACCTTCACCTCTATCGGTTTCAGAAAGCTCATTGGTTTCTATAAAGGTAATATCTGGATGTGGAATAATCATAATTTGTGCAATTCTTTCACCTACTTCATATTTCGTAGATGCAACTCCTCTTTCCTTTCTGAATGTGGCTTGTAGTTCACCTCTATATCCACTATCAATTACACCCACACAATTTGTTAAACTTAAATCGTATTTTCTAATTGATGAACGTGGGAAAACTAATCCTACAAATCCTAATGGGATTTCCATTGCTAATCCTGTTCCGTATGTAATTTGAAATGCTTCTTCGTTTAGAATTTCAGTTGCTACTAAATCCATCCCAGCATCACCTTGCTTTGCATATGTAGGTATAACCGCGTTTGGATGTAATTTTTTTATGTATGTTCTCATTTATTATGGTTTATAAAATATAAAAATTGGTTCGTATTTGTATGAAGTTCCCTCTAATTTCATAGAGTTCTTCACACCACTCATATCTACCCCTGTCATTGGACTCATTGTCATTCTTAACTTATCTTTGTATTCCATTCCCAACTCTGTAAGAATATCAATACTATCTTGTTCTAATGGGAAAAACTTATCTTTTCCTATTTTAATATCTGCAATATTCCAACAAATATATCTATCATTTCTTAAGTATTCAAATGCGGTTGTTAAAGTAGGTCTTAAAAATCCATCTCTCCAACTTTCGTATGAATTGAACTTCTTAAATGATTGTGTATCATCATCTGAATATCGTTCTCTGTCAAAATATGGTGGTGAAGTGAATACAAAATCTAACTTACCTTTGTATTTTTGAAACTCCGGTTCATTTGAAATTATCTCACTACCTGTTCTAAAAATTTCATAAGTATTCTGATGTCCCCAAAACGGATTTGCCACACCAGGTACTTGTGAATTAAAAAACTCTGCCAAATATTCGTATCTACTCTTTTGTATTTCATCTATATAGTTTTCCGTATTAGGGTCATTTCCTATATAATGTATATTTCTATCACCTACACTCAATGCTCCTAATATTCTACCACCCCAGCCAGCCGAAGGGTCGTATATGTTAATTTTATCCTGGTCTTTAATATGATTCGTAAACCTTTCATAAAGATACTTTGCAGTTAGTGGTGGAAAGTTTACCGCTGGTTGAGAACCCATACCAATTCTAAATGCGGCTGTTGCTTCAGGAAATATTCTCTGACCCAATGGGTACACCCTGATTTGAATTGGTTGTTTAGGTAAATCAACTAAGTTGTCTATATTCTCACCCCAATCTGCTGTTTTTAATGAAGATATATTTTTATATTCCAATACACCACTTTTATATAACTCTTTTACTTCTTCAGCTGAAATTGGTAATGATGGAATTCTACTATCTGCTTGTGATAGGGCGAATCCTAATCCCTCTCCTTTATCACCATTTTGCCATTTCTCAATCCACTCCTTACCAGTTGCTAAGTGTGAATTATGAAACTCTACATTATCTTTATGAAGAGTTTTAGAGAAACGATACATACCATCTTGTCTAGTCAATCTTCGCATTTGTTTTGTAAACTCAGGTAGATATGTATCATCTGTAAATATATCGTAAATAGATGGTTTTGGTTTGTCGTATGTACTACCACCGATACCAGTCTTATACATTGCAGGAAAGAATTGATTTACAGGTGTTGCAAATTTGTTGAAGTTAAAGATGACTTCGTTTCCGTCATCATCTTTTTCTTCAAACTTGTTAATTCTATAACCTTGTAATTTAGAAAAGTTCTCTATGATATCTGCTTCATCTACACCAATTTTAGGAGGTGCACCGGTTGCATCCCATTGATCCTTAGCGGTCTTACGGAACATAGCAACCCATGCCTCAAAATCAGGAAATGACATCTCTAATACTTCTTCGTATTTAAGATTTACATGTTCATCATAGAACCACCCACTCCTCTCGTAAAAATATTTCTTTTCGTAATTCATTATGCTGATAACTGAACTTCAACTAAATAATACTTACAAACAAAATCATCAATGATGAATTGGATGTGAGCTAAACCTTTTGTTGATACCAATAGTTTTGCTGATGTAGCTTCTTTGTTAGCACTTAATATTTCTTTCAAATACTTTGCTGAGAATGAAATTGCTTTTACTTCCTCACCATATCCTTCTTTTGCTTTGAAAGTAATTCTATTTGAGTTTACATTAGAATAACCAATCACTAAATTCAAATTACCTTTTTCAGTTAAGACAGTGAATGTATCGATATCACTCAATGCGTTTTTAGCTTTTACAAACTTCTCAATAAACTTACCATCTAAATCAATCTCAATATCAAATGGAGGTAATGATTTTAATTCCGGTACATTTGGGATAACACTTAAATCTGCTAATTGATAACTAGCTTTAGTATCATCACTTGATAAACCCAATGCAATAGATTTATCTTCTACTTTTTGAACTTCTAAATCAATATCATCACCTAATACTGATAACATTTTGTTTAAGTTAGAAGTTGTATAGATACCCAACTCTGCATTTTCAAAAGTAAAGTTATCTAAAATGATTTCACCTAACATTGTTTTATCATCTGCGATAAAACGAGTAGATAATTTCTGGCCATCGGTATTCCATGAAACCGATTCAACTAATCCTGCTAAGTTATACTTAGAGATAAAGCGTGTAATTCTTGTTTTGTTCATAATTTATGTTTTATTTATATGTCTAATATACGATTTTATTTCCAATCTACCAAATTTAAAAGGAGAAAAATTCCTCTAATTTCTTTGAACTGAATGATGATTTTTCCCAACCTAATGCATTATAGAAATCATCCATTTTGTTTTCTAATTCTGCTTCAAATATCTTATCCACATCAATATACTTTTGGATAAATTCCATTATTTCAGGAGGGTCTTGATAACCTTTGAATGCCGCTGTTTCTAAACTCAATGGATTTTGTTTTAGATATACCCACTTAATCTTATCACCATTTTTCATTGGTTCATATTTGAAAGGGCAATTAAAGTGTTTAAGTAATCTATTGTAAGTTATACCTGCTTTAATGTGTGCAGGCGTTCCTTTCTCAAAATCTCCTAATATCTTATTCTTACCCCCTTTATCATACTTACTAATCTCTTTTACTGCTCCACCTTTTGCAATAAGTGCCACATCTAATCCCGCTAATGATAATTTGAAATCTCTTAATTCAGTATCTACTGCATCATTCGATTTACCTTGTAGAATATCTCTTAACATTCTAGCCATAAAATCTTGAAATGCTTTGGGGAATGATGAACGAACTACATCTAAACCTTTTACATCCAATTTATCCATCGGTAAACCATTCGCTGCAACTATCCATTGTGCATATCGTTTCTTTGCAATCCAAATACCTGCCTTACTGATATACTCTTTCTTAATTTCAAATCTGTGTTTCTTAATGTTAAAGAACTTATCCGACATCATATCATAGAACTTATTTAAGAAATCTTGTACTTCACCTGCTATCTCATCAATCTTTTCTGTCATTGCTGCATCATCAAACTCTGCCCAATTTGGAAACCTATGTTTAACTAATGGTAATGCTGAAAAGAATACTGAATCCGTATCAATGTAAATGTTGTAATCTTCATTCGTACTCAACTCCTTATTGTACTTAATGTTTACCATCTTTGCTGTATTCTTAATTACCGTCTGACCTGTTGTAGTTACGGCTGCTGCATTATCCACATCATAAAAACGGAATGCAGGTAATCCTAATACTCCATATAAAGAGTTCAATAAGATTTTTTGTACTAACTGTCTTTTTGCGTAGAATGCGTGCTTTGCTTTATCACCTTCTTTACCATATTTTTTCTCTAACTTACGAAACTCCACACGTTGAGAGAACCACTCATTTAGGATATCTGCAATCAATCCTACTTTCTCTTGTGTGTACAATACCCCATTAGATGATATAGATAAATTCTCCTCATTCAATTCTTTTCTCAATTCTTCGGTAGTATAGTTAAGAGCTGTATGTTCTATATTCCATACTCTATAATCACCCTTAACAAATGCCTCTGCATCAAAGTTTGCAATCTTACCCACCTTTGTTTCAGGACTGATATTCAAACTCATAATGATTGATGGATATAGTGATGTTAAATCCAAATCATATAACCAATCGTATTTACCTGGTATTGGATCTTTTACATATGCTCCAATGAAACCCTGCTCACCACTTTCCTTCAAAGCCTCCATTTGCTCCCTTCTATCTGCTGGTTTGTTCGGTGCTACTAAATTTCTTTTCTTTAAGTAGTTCAAACATGCTCCCTCTAAATATTTTGATGAGAAACAATAATCCTCATATGGTACATGTCCGGCGTGACAAATACCTCGACATAAATCAATGTATTGTAACTTTCTATCAAACTCAACAACTAACTCAACGTCAATAATATTATATTCAATAAACTTCTCAATATCATCTCTAAATAAATCATCCAAACTTCCTTCGTATTCTAATTTTGTTCTACCTAATTCCTGTTTTGCAATATAGTTTAATGCGTAAGATGGCATTAGTGAATAAGTGAACTTCTTATATAGAGTAATATAATCCAAAATACTTACCCCAGCTAAACTCCACTTCTTTCTATAAGGTGAATAGAATCCATCTCTAATTGGTGATAATCTATATGCGTTTTGCTTACCCAATACATTAACTAAACGATTGAATAAATAAGGAACGTCAAATGCATCAATATTCCATCCAGTAAGGATTGTAGGATTGATATGTTCGTAGACTGTTAAGAAGGCATTAAGTAATTCTCTTTCACTTCTAAACGCTTTAATAATACGATTATCTTTTTTGATTGTATTTTGTAACTTACCACCTTTATCTAAAACTAATGCGTAGTAAGTATCGGTAGGACCATCATGTAATGCAATTGCTGTAATTTCATTCTCTGCTTTCTCAACATCCGGTAGGCCCGTTTCCATTTCTACCTCAATGTCAAAAGTAAGAACTACGTGTCCTTCCGATGGTAAATCACTTTCTGAATATAAATCTACTAAGATACGAGTTGTTTCTGGTACATCCGTTTCGTAATATGCCGGATCATCCTTTTGGAACTCATAAATTTTAGTAACTTTTGTTCCATCTAATGCCGTTGATTGACCTCTCTCTGCTGGTGCGTAGGCGTAATTAAATGTTTTGTAAGGGAATG